TGCTACCTACTCTTCCACTCATAATCCGAACCTTGATTTTAAAGCATTGTAATTGTGTAGTACTTCTGTTGCAGATAATACTCGGTTGTATACTTGGGTGTTTGCTATTTGTCCGTTTGTTCCTGATCCTACAGAAGAAAATGCACTTTTACCAATTTTAAATGATCGTCCTAAATTATGCATTGCAGTGTATGAACCTGCTGTATTAGCAGATGTAGCTATTACTGATCCATTTACGTATGCAATACATCCACCAGCGGTACTACTGCCATCATAAGTACAAACTACATTGATCCAATTATCTTGATATGATGAAAAATTTGAATCCGAAACAAGTCCGATATAATTGCTATGATTACCATCATATAAAGTAAACTTTAGCAATCCACTATTTAAAGTGTTTATTCTATATTCTGAACTGCTTGATCCAACTTTATTAATAGCTCTAAAACTAATATAGTTATCCATTTTCCACCAACTTGAAATACTAAAAGGGGAGTCTGTTGAAGCATTGCCAAAATTAAAATTATTTCCAAAATCTATTTCATCGTCTATTGCATCAAAATCAAAAGCATTAATATGAGTATCGACAAATGTAGCTGCTGAGATAGTTCCATTAACATTACCAACTGTATCAGTAGCAGTAACGCCAGTTTTAGGATAACTTGATCTATTAGCTGCATCCATGTTGAATACTAATCCATCAGTTATAATAGGGGTTGTTATGCTGCCAAATTTCATAATCCGAATCTCCCTTTAAGTGCGTTATAGTTTTGAAGTATTTCAGATGAATCTAATGCTCTTCGATAAAAAGAAACTTGAGCAATACTACCGTCTATATCATGTACTGTATTAGCAGTCGCAAACGCGCCTATTGTAAAATTTGCAGTATTTCCAGAAACGTCTTGCATTCCAGCAGTAGATTGTTTAACTGCAATACCATCTACAAATAAATTGATAGTACTACCATTAACTCTACCAACTACATTATGCCAAACACCATCATCATAATTACCATCATAAAATGTATATGTATGAGCACTATTAGCTGCATTTCTTAATACTATGCATGCTGTGCCGGCTTGAGCCTGGCCGCTAGTTTTTTGATTGATGCTTATAGCAAATAATGTGGAATTTGAAGCAGATCTTTTTATAGATGCTATATAGCCAGTACTGGTTGATGTCCATTTTACCCAACCGCTTAATGTACATGCTTGGCAGTTATCACCAGTTAACAAATTAGAACTTCCAAATTCTACTATATCACTAGTACCATCAAAATCAATATTACCACCATTACCAGAATCAAAAGTAGGACCGTTAGTTAACGTGCCGTGATTTTGAGTTGTAGTCAAATCATTCCAAGCGGTACCTGAGCCTGGATAACTGGCTAGATTTGCTGCATCGGCCATAAACACCAAACCATCCATAATGATATTTGGTCCTCTTGTTATACCCATTATATTGCTTTTATGATGGTTTTGATTTTGTATCCTGCGGTAGTTGAATATGACTGCACTTGTGCTTGACTTTGTGATATTGCTACCTGCATCAATAAGTTAGAAGTGTTGCCAAAATCAGTAGTAGTTGTTTCTGTAAAATTCACTGCACTACCGCTCCATATAGCCATTAAGCTACCAGCTCGAGCATCATGTGATCCAGAAAAAGCAGTATATTCTATAAATGCTCCTGCATATGAACTTGTGCTTATTCCGTGTATCGATTGTGTTATATTTGCTGTGTTGGAACTTATAACTGCTGTGGTATACAATGATTGAGGAGATTTTCCTAAGTATACATCACCATCAGCTTCTGCTTGTAGTACTGGAAATCCTGATATGTCATTTACGGAAAATATAGTACCAGTTAATGAATCGTCTACTGAAAATAAAGTACCAACACTTCCAATTACATCAAATTGTGTTGACCCACTTCCTATTACTGAAAGGGATTGTGATGCTGCAGATGCTGATACTACTAATGATCCTGTTATTACTGCATCTCCATTAAATGGAAATCCTGATCCTCCTCCAGCATTAAGAGCATGGGAGGCAGTTAGAGCAAAACTTGAACTTAATACAGACATCGACGACGTTTGCGAATTAGTTACAAATGAAGCAGTTTGTGAATTGGTTATGAAAGATCCTGTCTGTGAATTAGTTATAAATGAAGCAGTTGCCGAGCTAGTTACGAATCCCAACGCTGTTATTTGTGCACTACCAGAAACAGTTCCTGCAGGGACACTACCGCCTCCATTTAATGCGTGTGAAGCTGTTAAAGCATATGAAGCAGATATTATTCCAGTTAATTGTGAACCATCACCACTAAATGACCCAGTAAATGATCCTGTTAACGAAACATCGGGAGTACCATAATAGTATTCCGATTGCTGAATTAATCCGGGTGTATATGATGATGTAAATGCCATTTAATATAAATACCTAATATAATTTATCTGAGTAGAACAATGTTCCGCCTCCTGTTATTTCATTAGTAAATGATCCTGGGCCAAATGGTGTTAAATTTGTAAAACTATTATTTAATATCGATCCAGAATGTGATCCTGCATTTAATTTTACACAATATGCAAATGATCCTGTACCTTGTGATTGTATTAATTGTGCTCCATTTAGTTTTAGGTATCCGCCTGACATATTTACAATTCCAGATCCTGTTGTTTGTTGATGGTATGCAAATTTATTGTTAATTTCTAGTGTGCCTCCTGATAGGTTAAATGCAAACTCATTGCTAGGGGAATTACCTCCATAGTGTTCAAAAAATGAATCAATAAGTAGGGTTCCTCCAGAAATTACATTAGAATCAGATCTGTTATTATTATCTAAATTAGAACCCTGCCAATGAAGTAACCCACTAGATACATCAATCATTCTTGTGCCTCCATTACTTGAAGCTTCAGTAACGCCGTTAAACAATGTATACCCACCATCAATATTAAATGTTATAGCATCACTGTTATATATTGTAGCATCTATATGATTATGTCCTGATTGAATATATAAAGCACCAACATTACTAGGAGAATCAGTACATGATTGGTAACCTGTAAATTTTACTCCTCCATAATTATTAGCTCCAGGATTAATATTTATTGAACCTACAACTTCAGCATCAATTATATGTTGGCCTTGATAACCATCATTAATCTGTATAGTATAATAGCTTCCTTGTGTTCCAGTTTCATATTTTCCTTCGAATTTAACGTGTGGATTTCTTGCAGAAGAAAATAATGCTGGACCTGTAGCAGAATATGCATCAGCTTTAATCCAACTATCAGCTACATCTGAATTTATTTCTATTGCTTGGGTACCACCAGTTGCGGTATCAACATGTACTCGTCCTTCATACCAAACATTTCCTTTTTGGAGTTGTAATGCTTGTACAAGATGACCACCACCAGACCCGGTCATTTCTACATTTCCTTTTATTTTTAAATGTTCTATATCAGCAGTAGTATTAGCAGTTCCAACTCTTAGTACTGCTTGATAATTGTTAGTAGTAAATAAAGTACGTGCAAAATCAAATTCTAGATGTGATGATTGAGAAACTGATAATTCAATAAGAGCTCCATGTGTACCATAATTTCCCCCTCCTTCAAATTGACCATACCCCCATACATTAACTTTTTCAAATATTCCATTTATAATTGGAGTATCTAAACTTGCAGATATATGTGCCCCAGGATAAAAATAATAATTTACGCCTTCTTTTATTATTTGACTTGATGGGTTATAGGTCCCTGGGTGTATAAAGATTACATCACCTGGGTTTGCTGACGCTGTTGCTGCTAGTATTGTTTGAAATGGTTTTAACATATCTCCCACTGTAGCTGTAGAATCGTCTCCGGTTGGTGTTACAAATAATGATTGAGTAAAGTTAGTTGCAGAAGCGCCGGCATTTAAAGCGTGTGATGCTGTTACAGCAAAGCTAGCACTCAACACTGACATTGAAGCTGTCTGTGAATTGGTTATGAAAGATCCTGTCTGTGAATTAATTACAAATGATGCTGTGTTTGCAGATAACAAGTATGGTGATAAATCTTGATCGCCAGTATTTGTTCCACTTAAATTTGATGCTACAATAGTTCCACTACTACTTATATTGCCAGATGCTGTTATATTGCCTTTTACATTAAGAAATGCATTGTTAGCACTATTTTGTAAAGTAACACTTCCTCCAGCTGGTGCTGCCGTAGAACCAAAAACTGTATCTCCTTGTGTGTTTAATGTAAATAAATCAGTAAATGGAGTAGCTATTTTTATTATAGGGGAAGTTAAACCCGAAACATCATCAGGATTATAAAGTTCAAGAAAAGTAGCAGATCCTAATTTTACATGATCTAATGAACCAGTTACACCAATTATATTACCACTACTGCTTATATTACCTGATGCTGTTATATGAGTTGTTGATATATTTGATATTGTTCCACCTGCAGTTATATTTCCAGGAATTGTAACTTCTGCATCTGCAAATGTAATTACGTCGTCTAGTTGTAAAAAAACATCATCACCAGATGTTAGTTTTAATTCACTTTCGCCGAATTCTAATTTATGTCCCGAAGGAGATGAAACTATGTTAGAATTATCTGGAAATTCTATACGCTGAAGTGATGCTGTAACAGCTGTTATATTACCACTTGCGCTTATATTACCCGATGCTGTTATATTTGAATTTGTTTTTAAATTACCTCCAAGATGTAAATCAGCTTCTGGTGTGCCGATACCGTGCATCCCTATTTGATTTGTAGCAGAATCAGTTTTAAGTAAAGGATTGTTAGAAGCGCCTTTAACTACAAAGTCAATATCATTGGTGCCTTCATTGATGGTAACCTCTCTTTGAGCACTACTACCATCAAATTTAATATATGTTTTAGTCTGTATTTTAAATAAACTTGATGAATTATTAAAAGTAAGATAATTGTTATACCCTTCATCACCATAAATTTTTCCAGTTCCAACATTAAATTCATTTGCAGTTATAGTTCCACTTGAACTTATGTTTCCTGATGCTGTTATATTTGCAAAGATTACATCACTACCAGTAACAGCAAATGATGCTGTTTGTGAATTTAACACAAATGAAGCAGTTGCAGAATTATTTACAAAAGATGCCGTTGCACTACTTGTTACGAAGCCTAAGGCTGTTATTTGTGCACTACCAGAAACAGTCCCGGGTGTAATACTTTGTCCACTATTTAATGCGTGTGATGCTGTTATAGCAAAGCTAGAAGTTTCTGCATAACTAGAAGATACTTCATGTGTAATTTCATGAGATGCTGATACGGCAAAACTTGCAGATATATTATACAACACATTTTCTTGAAGTTGTCCGGGTCTAATTTGTCTAGCCATTATGCCCATCTCCCATTAACAATAACAGTGTCAGTATTTAGAATATCATATCCTAATACTGCAGTATCAAATACTATTGTTTGCGTTGTGTTTGCATCTGGTGTCCATGTGTATGCTGCTTTGTCTATGTATTGACCATTTATGTATATATCGAATTCATTGACAGATGCAAATCCCAATGTGTTAGGATTAATTTTAGGTGTTCCAGTAACAGTAACTGTTGTAGCAGAAACAAATGTAGCAGTTTTATCTACTAATCCAATTAAGTATGCAAACGAATTACTATCAACAGTTGTGCTTGTGCCTCCCCCATTAACCGTTACACTACCTCCGCCAGCAATAGTTTGTGATGAATCTAATAACTGTTGCGGCACGGTTGTAGTATTAAATATATTTTCATCAACATCAACTGTAGTTTGAAATACTACTTTTTTAACTGAATACATTTTACGTAATGTCGATTTTCTTGTTTCTTGTTCTGAAAGTAATGTACCCATTACTGTTAGTGGCATTGTAGCTCTAACCAATCTATCTTCTCCTACTGTGTTTACTGTTTCAAAACTTACACTTCCAATAGCAGTAGCAAATTTATTTGCTTCATTGCCCCAAGCAAATCTACCATATGGTATTATTTGATCTACTAAGTCATTCATTTGTGTAGTAAAATCACACCAAAGCATCATGTCATATTCTATATTAACGTATTTTGGTACATCTACAACATATATTTTTTGTGAATGTTGCGGCTCATTTATAGGTATAGGAAATAATTCATCTTGATATCTGTTTCGTTCACTGTATTTAGTTCGATAGATTAACTGATTTCCTGCTTGTGGTCTGTTAACGTCTAGTGTTCTTACATTGTCTCTTTCTTGCATTGAATTACGTTTAAGCATAATTAAAGGAGATTGAAGCATTCCTTTTTCATCGCGAATATATCCTAGGCGTCTAACATTGTCCCATTTTTCTCCATTAGAAAATATTACAGGCACATCTATTAAATTTTTATTTGAAGTTATTTGTGGTTGTATTTCGTTTTCAATATACCATTTGATTGCATAATCAATATCAAATACAGTACGTTTAACTGTACGTATTACATCGTCATCGCGTCTAGATTGCTCTGCTCTGTTCAACAAATCGTCATTAAATATTCCTTCTGTGCGTTTAGGATTAGGTTTATTTGTTTTACGATCTATATTTTGTCTGTTTTGTCTAGGCATTATTTAGCTCCATATGCTGGAGAATTATTATTGCCTCCAAATCTAATATCTTTAATAGCTTGTGGTGTTTGTCTCGTTGCATGAGCATCAACTACAATTGAAACACTGTATCCATGACTTTCTCCGTTTGGCCATGTATCTGGATTCTTACCAGCAAAATATTGATTTGCGTCTACATTGTCTACTTCAAAATATTCATTGTCCCAAAACACAATGTCTCCAACTTCAGGATAAAAATCTGCTTTAACTAATATGTCTCTAGATATTGCAAATTTAGAAGAACGTGTATATGTATGACCATAATCATCCATTGCCGAATTTTTATCGTCTTTGGTAATTAAACAAGGTATTAATATAGAGTCATAATATGATTTACTGTCAGACTCGCCATATATATTAGAATTAGAAGATTCTACTACTAATTTGTAGAATTCAATTTCTGTGTCAATTACTGCGTTTAATAATTCTGAATTTATAGCAGCTAAAAATTTAGCATCTCGTTGTCCTCCAAACAGTGCCATATTTTACCTCCTATCCTACATATATTTTTAATGGAACTTTTCCTAGTATTTCCATTTGTTGTGTTGCTTCTGCATTTTGTCTTGTTAACATTTGTTCTTTTGTTAACTTGTCTAAAAACTCTTTAAGTTGTGTTATTAATGCTTCTTTTTCAGATTGTCCTTGAGATACTAAATCTCCGCCATTTAGTGTTACATCACCTCCTGGAATAGGGACTGTCGAATATTTGCTTCTAACATATCCCAATGTTTCTTTAACAATAGCTGCTCCATATCTATATATCCAACTACGCCCCATATCATTAATGTTAGCGTATTTTTGATACGAGTATGGTATATTAGATGCGTCCGTTACTACTCCGTTTAAAAGTGCGGTATTACCAAATAACAAGCCGCTATTTCGTTTGTCTTTTTCATACATAAACTCAAACCAAACACGATCATAAAATGGTGTTGATATAGTTCCTTGTGTGCCTGGAACGGGAAATATTCTTAAATCATCTCCGTGTATTTCAAATGAAAATGCAGATTTACGTATTCTGTCATTGAATTCGATAGTTTGTATGCGGAACAAATCCATATGAAGTGGCATCATCATAAAGTTTACACTAGGAGAAAATCCTCCAAAATCAAATGCATCTAACATTTGTTGTGAACCTAAACCAGTTCCAACAAATGGATCAAAATATCTAACAATAGCTGGCGGAGTATTATGAAGTACTCTACGTATTTCAACCCCATCGGTATTTTCAACTTCAACACCTAATGATGCAGATACTGCTTCTCTGATACTATATGTTTGTTGTCCGTCTTGTACATCAATTGATGCAGTGTACCATTTAACGTCTCCTCCGCTATCTGCTTCAGTTCCATATGCTTTTGATAACTCTGAAATGTAATTTAAATTACCTTTTACTAATGCTCCAGTAAATCCATCATCAGTTAAAAAACTAGAACCAGTATCTACTCCTAATGTGTTTATTAAATTGTTAACAATATTAATCTGATTTACTTGATTAGAATATTCTATAACTGCTGCTTCGAATGCTGTGTAAAAATTTATATCAATCAGTTCAACATCCATAATTGGATATCCAACATGATTGGCAGCAAATTTTGCAAAACTATCTGCTTCACTTTGAAAGGACGTGTCAGCATCAAAAAAACCAAATGGTGTTTTTCCTGCACTAAATGAAGAGCTTCCGGGCCAAATTGGTTTGTTTTCTGAGTAGTCCATTAATATCCTTTAATATAAATATCAATACTTTTCATTTAGGAGGTTCAAAATTTCTTCTAATGACTCATGCCTATGATTATCTGTTAAGATTATTTCATTAACATATTTAGATTCCTTTATTTTTGGCACTTCATGTATAGCTGAATCATTGCTAAATTTCAAATCAATTTGATATCTATCTCCACATAAAATCATAGTGCTGTGTTTGCCTAATCGACTCACAACCATTTGTAGTTGTTGTTTAGTTAAATTTTGAAATTCATCTACAATGCATATAGAATGATCGAAAGTTCGGCCTCTGAAATGTGCAAGACTTACTAATTCTATGTTTTCTTCTTTTTCCATTTTATCTAACAAGTCCGGCTTATTGTAAACTTTTCTCATATTGCTTCGTATAGGAACAAGCCATTCGCTCATTTTTTCTTCTAACGAGCCAGGAAGAAATCCATTATCTTCTGTAGACACAGTTGGTCGAGTAATAATAATTTTATCAATTTCTCGTTTAAAATATTTGTCTAATGCTACTTGTACTGCTAGCAATGTTTTACCAGATCCAGCTTTACCTAGTATAAAATTAAAAGGTGTTGTTAGTATTTTGCTTTTAGCTCGTTTTTGTTCTTCTGATAATGTTATAGAAAATTTAATACTGTTTTTTGGAGGGGTCTTGACCCGATTTGATGTTGCCATGTTATAACCTTTATTAGCTTAATTTTGTGAGAGTTGGTCTTCTGTAAGACAAATCTTTAAGTGTTTCTATTTTACCTAAACACATTCGCCTGATTGCTTCGAATGATTTATTTGCTGGATATGGTGTTAATATTTTTATTTTTATTAACTCTTTGTTTGGACCTAAATCTTGTTCAATATGAACCATTAAAACTAAACGAACTGCTCTTATTCGATCTAATACATCTACAAGTCGTCCGTCATACCGTATGTCTGCAAACATTTCGTATTTCGTTCTTGGTACTGCCATAGTATTTCTTTTTTTATATAAATATCAAAATAGTAGAAAAGGGTAGCCGAAGCTACCCTTTCCACTCAATTGTTAATTCTTTAAATTAAAAAGTGTTTAACTATTTAACTATTAAAGAGTCTCCAATCCTTTCACGTATACTTTTCCGTAGAATTCTGGACGAACCACTTTCTTCGCGTAACGTGTCATGACACCTTTTCTTGGTGTGAAGTTTACTGGATCGTAAACTAAAGGAGTCATTATAAGAGGAACA